CGGCGGCAGTGCCTCCAGCGGCGGCCGCAACTACAAGGCCTGCGTGCGGGCGGTGCGTGTCGTGTCGGCCGGTCAGTAACTCTGCCTCTTTGAACCCATGACCCATCCGCTGCCACCCATCGTGAGAACCGCCGAACGCCTGCTCCGCGAGATCGAGCAGGCGGTTCGGGGCTTCGCCCGATATCACAAGTACACCCTCGGCACGGACCTGCGGCAGCAGGCCATGACGGTGGTGCGCGTGTGTCACCGGGCATGGCGGGACCGGCCGCGGCAGGCCCATTGGGTCGACCAGCTGCGCTGGGCGATCGACGAGATCAAGCTGAGCCTGCAGATGGGTAGCCAGCTCCGGGCGTTCACCAGCTTCCGCCAGTTCGAGATGCTGATCCGGTTGGCCGAGGATCTCGGCCGCCAGGCCGGCGGCTGGTGGCGGCAACTGCAAGTCCCCAAGGGCCAGAATCCGGCGTGCGATGCCTCGCCGGAGCGTGCCCAGATACTGAGTACCCGCGACGCCTCTTTCGCAGGGGCCAATCCATGACGAAGGCGCGCAACTCCAATGCCGGACTGTTCGCCCAGGTCGCAAGTTCGCGGGGAAGCGTGGGCGCCGTCCTGCGCGTGGATCGTCAACTTCAACAACGGCAATGCCAACAACAACGACCGCAACNACAAGGCCTGCGTGCGGGCGGTGCGTGTCGTGTCGGCCGGTGAGTATCAGGGGGCGGGCGCCGGGGCAGTTTCGCTTCGCGCGCTCCATGACGCCTGGCGCATGGCGCGCNGGGGAAAGCAGCCGAGCCGCAACCAGCTCGCGTTCGATGCCCGCTGGACGGATGGTCTGCTGCAGCTGCAGCGCGAGTTGCAGGCCGGCACGTGGCGGCCACGGCCCAGCGTGTGCTTCGTGGCCACGCGGCCCAAGGCGCGCGAGATCCACGCGCCGGACTTCGCCGACCGCGTGGTACNCCACTGGCTGGTTCCGCGCCTGGAAACCATCTGGGAGCCGCGGTTCATCGCCGACAGCTATGCCAACCGCCGCGGCAAGGGCAGCCATGCGGCCGTGCGGCGCGTGCAGCAGTTCGTCCGCCAGGTGCACAGCGGCCAGGGCGGCGGCTACTACCTGCAGCTCGATATCCGCAACTTCTTCAACTCGATCCACCGGCCCACGCTGTGGCGCATCCTGAAGCCGGTGCTGGAACGGCATGCAGTGCCGCTGCCCATGCAGCGCGCCACCCATGCACTGCTGCGCCGGCCGCCGCTGGCCGCCGGGGTGAAGATGCGCGGCACACCAGCGGAGTTCGCCCTGGTGCCGGCACACAAACGGTTGGCCAACGCTGCCCCGGGCTGCGGGCTGCCGATCGGCAACCTCAGCTCGCAGCTGTTCGCCAACATCTACCTCGATCGCCTGGACCAGTTCGTGAAGCACGTCCTGCGCGCGAAGCGGTACGTGCGCTACGTCGACGACTTCGTGCTGGTCCACCACGACCGTGCGGTGCTGGCCGACTGGCAGCGCAGGATCGCCGACTTCCTTCAGCGCGAGCTGCACCTGGTGCTGAAGGACGACATCCGCCTGCGCCCGCTGGCCGATGGCATCGACTTCCTCGGCTACGTGGTGCGGCCCACCCATACGCTGGTTCGCCGCCGCGTTGCCGTCCACCTGCGATCGGCGTTGGCTAGCTGGGAGCAACGGCACGTCGGCGCCGGTTTCATCCGGGCTACGCCGGCCGAACTTCGGTGCGTCCAGTCCACGCTGGCCAGCTATGCCGGCCACCTGCGCCATGCCAGCAGCTTCCGGCTGCGGCAGTCATTGCACCAGAGGTTCCCGTGGCTGCATTCGGCCACCCGGCGCCGCCGGTTCGCCCCGCGGCTGGAACACCACCCGCACGCTTTCCCGTTGACCCGCGGCGCCAGCCCGCACACGGTCATGCAGCATGGGAAAGCTGCGGCCACGCCTCGATGATGTCCGGTTCCACTGCCTCGACTGCGACTACCGCTTCGAGGCCAAGCCCGTCCGCGTGGAGGATGCGCCGGAAGACGAATGGCATCCTTGGCGCTACGTGGGCACCTGCCCCGAGTGTGGCCGGGAGTGCGAGCAGGAACGCCAGCAGCGCGGCCTGCTGAAGGCCTGGGCACACGCCACCGGGCCGAAGACCGCCGAGGGGCTGGCCAGCACGGCGAAGAACCTGGAAGGCCACCCCACCCCGGAAGAGGCTCGACGCACGCGCTTCAACGGCCTGAAGCACGGGCTGAACGCCCGCACCGCCACGTACTGGCCGGCGCGGCCGGGCAAATACCCGGACTGCGATGGCTGCGAATACTTCAGCAGCTGCTTCACCGCCACGGCTTGCCAGAAGCGCGTCGACCTGTACTTCGCCCACCATCTGGCGTTCACCGCCGGCGACCCGAAGCTGCTGAACGACCTGAACGCGGACCTGCACGCCAACCTGCGCAGCATCGTCAACCTGATGATCCTGGACGTGATCCGCGACGGCAGCACGATCAGGACGCCAGCCTGGTACTACGACAAGGATGGCGGCTTCCATGTGGCTCAGATAGGTGGTCGCGACGATGACAGCGGAAAGCTGCTTCCGCATGAGCGCGAAACCATTATGGTGCTGACCGAGCACCCGATGCTGAAGCGCATCGGCGAGTGGGTGGCGAAGATCGGCCTGTCGCTGAGCGACATGGGCATGACGCCGAAGGCGAAGGAGGCCACCGAGGATGCCGTGGGCTACCTGGCCGGCCAGCAGCAGCGGCAGGAGAGCCAGCTGGAGNACCAGAAGCGCACCACGCTGGCGCTGGAAGACCTCAGCAACCTGATCGCCCGCAGCCGCGAGAACACCGTGCGCGACCCGGTGCTGATCGAGCACAAGCAGCAGGCTGGCGAAAATGGCTGAGCGGATCTCCCGCGCCGAGCGCTACCGGTTGCAAAGCGTGGCCGAGCGCGAGGTGATGCGTTACGCCCATGACCATGCGCTGTGGCACAAGCACGTGCACAACGTGACGCTGGACCCGATGCAGGTGCTCAAGTGCATCGAGATGGACCGGCACCCCAACACCATCGACTTCAGCAGCCGCCGCACTGGAAAGACGGCGGTGAAGGAGATGTACAACAACATGAAGCTGGCCACCAAGGCGGACCAGGAGCTTGGCATCGTGGCGCCGCGTGAGGCGCAGTCGCTGGTGAACCTGAACTATCNCCTGGATGCGATCCGCCGCAGCCCCATCCTCACCGCCTGGCTGAACTACCGCAGCGGCCGCCAGCAGATGGCCGACACCTACTTCCAGTACGCCAACCGATCGATGGCGCGTGCCTACGGCATCATGGCGAACGTCGACGGCGGCGACCTCACCATGGCCAGCCTGGAAGAGGTGGACGACATGCCGCGCGACCGGCTGTACGGTCGCTTCCTGCTGATGATGGGCTCCACGCGCCGCCTTGGCGCCAGCACCGACAGCGAGAACACGCCGGAGATCCGCATCACCGGCGTGTTCAAGGGCGCCGACACGCTGAGCGAGATGATCGCCGGCGAGCAGTACCACGTGCTGCCCACGGTGGACGTGCACCTTGGCATCGAGCTGGGCATCCTCAACGCCAAGTTCATGGAGCAGATGCGGGCCGAGCTGGATCCCGACGAATACATCCGCCAGCTGCTGTGCAAGAACATCAGCAGCCGCAACCTGATCTGGGAGAACAAGGTGCGCGCGGCCATGCAGCTTGGCCTGCGCAGCGGGCTGGAGCTGGCCGAGCCGTTCCCCGGCGCGAAGTACCCGCGCCGCGGCGTGCTCAGCTTCGGCTACGACGCCGCCGGCCACGGCGAGAACCCGGCCAGCTCGAAGCATGCGCTGGTGGTGGCCGAGCAGATCGGCAACTTCATCTTCTTCCCGTTCGTGAAGTTCTGGCCGGCCGGTACCGGTGAGCCGGAGGTGCAGAAGGACCTGGTGGCGTTCTGGCGGTACTTCCGCCCGGACTACGCCATCGGCGACGCCTTCGGCGTGGGTATGCTCACCGCGCTGAACGACGAGCTGTTCCGCGAGGGCCTGACCGACATCGACCGCCGCGCCATTGGCGACGGCGAGAGCACCGCCAGCACCTGGCCGGAGTGGGCGTTCAGCCCGATGCGCTTCGAGGGCATGACCAAGCACCAGATGGCGCACGCGCTGCGCACGGTGTTCCACAACGACGCCGCGGTGCTGCCGTACTTCGACGACCAGGACATGGCCTGCCGCGAAACCGCCGACCTGCGCGCGTTCGCCCGGCAGTTGCCGAACATCGTGGCCAAGCCCACGAAGACCAGCTATAGCAGCTACAAGATGGCCAACCCGAAACTGGGCGACGACGGCTTCGACGCCGCCATGGCCGCGGTATGGGGGCTGGCCACGCGCGGCACCGCGCACGCGCCCACCATCATCCTTTCCACGAGCCACAGCCGCGAGAAGCTCCTCGCGCACGCGGCATAGGAGCCATCGCCATGGGCATCATCGACCGCCTCTTCGGCAGCAAACCCACCGCCAGCGTCGCCAGCGCCGGCAACACGCCGGCCGAGCAGTTGCTGACCGGCGAGGTGCCGCGCAGCAGCAGCGAACAGGGCTGGCGCAGCACGCCGGAGGATGCGCTGAAGCGCCTGTACCGCCAGTTCTGGGTGGATTACGAGCTGCGCGCGGTGATCCTGGACATTCGCAACATGGACCAGCTCGACAGCCGCGTGAAGTCCATCCACCGCCGCACCAGCCGCGCCGCGGCCAAGGGCGGCATCAAGCTGGTGGCGCCCGGCCAACCCAAGTGGCTGGCCACCGAGTTCGACAGCTATTGCCGCCGCCTGCACCTGGACCGTCGCGACAAGCTGGAGAGCGACATCCGCGGCCTGATGATGGAAGGCAACCTGTGCATGCAGNGGGTGCTCGATGCCGGCCAGTCGCAGGTGATCAGCTGCGCGCGCATGCCCGCCGAGACCATGGTGCCGAACGTGGGCAAGTCCGGCATCTTCGAGCACCCGGAGAAGGCGTTCACCCAGCGCGACATCTACACCGAGCAGGACACGGTGCATTTCGCCCTGTGGCAGATCAGCCATGCGCGGCTCACGCCGAACAACTACGACGACTTCGGCAGCATGGGCCGCCCCTACCTCGATGCCACCCGCGCGGTGTGGAAGAAGCTGACCAGCACCGAGGAAGACCTGGTGATACGTCGCCGCATGCGCGCCCCGCTGCGCATGTCGCATGTGATGGAAGGCGCCGCCGCGGAAGATCTGGCCAACTACAAGCTGGAGGTGGAGCGCGACCAGGCCGCCGGCAACTTCCGCGACTACTTCATGAACCGCAAGGGCACGGTGACCGCGCTGCAGGGCGACGCCAACCTGGACCAGATCGCCGACGTGGACATGCTGCTGGACACGTTCTTTGCCGGCGCGCCCGCGCCGAAGGGCTTGTTCGGCTACACCAAGGGGCTGGCCCGCGACGTGCTGGCCGACCTGAAGAACGACTTCTTCGACGAGCTCGACGCGCTGCAGGACAACACCGCCTGGACCTACCAGCAGGGTTTCCGCCTGCACCTGCTGCTGCGCGGCCGCAACCCGGACGCCTACGAGTTCAGCGTGGAGTTCGCCGAGCGCCGCACTGACACCCCGAACCAGCGCGCCGACCACGCCCTGAAGCTGCAGGCGCTGGGCCTTCCAAAACAGGTGGTATGGGAGGCGGCCGGCATCGACATCGCCGCCGCCGAGCGCGCCCAGGCGCAGGAAAAGGCCGCCGGCGACCCATACCCGAACGGCGACAGCGGCACGCCGCCAAGCGACGGCACCAACCCGCCGAACCCGGCGCACGCGAACCGCGCGCCCATCGTCAAGGTGACCCCCGGCAACGGGCGCACCGGCGAGAGCGCCACCAACATCAGCACCACCACCAGCACGCCCTGATGGCCAGCGGAGCCGCCCAGAAAGCGCTGATCGACAAGGCCAGCCGCGCCGCGCGGCAGCGGCAGATCGCCTACCGCGAGCAGGAGGCCAAGGCAGCGCAGGACCTGCTGCAGCGCATCGCCAACGCGATCAAGCTGGAGCTTCTCAGCCTGCAGGACGGCGGCCGCGACGTGCTGCCGGGCGACATCCCCAGCCTGCGGGCCTTCCTGGGCGGCCAGACCGACGAGCTGCTGCAGCGCTACCGTGCCATCGTGTACCGCGCGCTGCCGGAGAGCGCCCGCATCGGAGCCAGCGTGCTGCCACTGAGCGGCTCCGGGCTGAGCGTGGATGTGCTGGTGAACCAGACCATGGCCTGGATCACCAGCTTCCGCGCGTCCGATGGCCTGCAGCTGAGCGACCGGCTGTGGCGAGTGGCCAGCACTGCGAAGACCGAGCTGGGCGCGGCGATCGAGAACGGCATCGTGCGCGGGCAATCCAGCTACCAGGCGGCGCAGGAGTTCATCGACCGAGGCGCGCCGGTGCCGTCCGAGCTGAACATGGGCATGGCCGCGCGGCAGGCCGCGACGCTGGCCGCGCGCGCCGAGCAGCTGCTGGTGAACCCGTCCGCCGACGTGCTCTACGCCGCGCAGCGGGTGATCCGCACCGAGACGAACCGCGCCTACACCGAGAGCTACGTGGCCAGCGTGGCGCAGCATCCGGACGTGATCGGCGTGAAGTTCACGCTAAGCCCGATGCACCCGAAGCACGACATTTGCGACCTGTACGCTGCCGCCAACCTGCATGGCCTGGGCCCTGGCGTGTACCCGCCCGGCGACCATCCCTACCCGGCCCACCCGAACACGCTCAGCTACCTGCAGCCGGTGTTTGCCGATGAGGTGACCGACGCCGACCGTGCCGGCAAGCAGAGCGCCTTCGACTGGCTGGGCAAGCAGGATGCCGGCNCCCAGACCGCCGTGCTCGGCGGCCAGAAGAAAGCGGACGCGTTCCGCGCCGGGCAGCTGCACGACAGCGAGCTGCTGGCACCCTGGTACCAGATCGCCGACCGGCTGGGAGCGCAGCCGTGAAGACCGACGGCCTGTGCTGCCCCGGCTGCGGCAAGAAGCTGCTGGTGGACAACGTGCTCNCCGCCCGCGTGGTTCGTCTGGGCACCACCGAGAGCAAGGCCCGCTGCAACCGCTGCAAGCGCTGGATCACCGTGCCGGTGGTGTTGGCGCCGGTGCGCACGCTTTCCCGTTGACATCCCGAAACCCGCCGCACACGGTCATTCATGGCAGCGGGAGGTCCCGCCGCGACCATGGCAGTGGCGCGGCGGGACGATTTTGCGGAGACGGCGATGCTGAAACGACTGATGGCGATTGCACTGGCAGGGCTGGCCACGCCGCCGGCCGCGCCGCGCGTCTTCCGGCTGGACAACAATGACCCGCCACCCGGCGCCAAGCGCTTCATGTGCGGCCTGGACGGCGTGAAGCTGGCGGAAGGCTCGCCACGCGCCACGGTCACCATCATCCGCACTGGCACGTTCAGCGATCCGCGCTACGGCACGTTCGAGATCACCCGCGACATGCTGCTGAGCATGGTTCGCAACTTCGACTCGCACGCCTACGGCCAGGACATCTTCATCGACGTGGCGCATGCGCCGAATGACGGCGCCGCCGCGAAGATCCTCAGCCTGAAGGTGGACGGCAACCGCCTGCGCGCGGACGTGGAGTTCACCCCGTACGGTGTGGCCGCGGTGAAGGATCGCGGCTTCGTGTACCTCAGCGCCGAGTTCGTCGACAACTTCGTCGACAACGAAACCAAACAGCCCCACGGCCCGACGCTTCTTGGCGCCGGGCTCACCACGCGCCCCGTCATCAAGCGCATGGACCCGGTGACCCTCGCCGAGGGCACCGCCAATACCCCGGTGTTCTTGCACCCGGAACTGATCCGACAACTGTCCGAATCCCTGGAGCAGACCACCATGAACTGGCTCGAAACCCTGCGCGCCAACCTGCGCGCCATGAAGCTCAGCGAAGAAACCATCAAGTCCATCTGCGCCGCCTACGAGGCGGCCGCCAAGAACCTGGGCGAGGATGCCGAGGCCCACAAGGGCCTGGTCGACCAGCTCACCGCCACCGGCAAGACGCTGGCCGAGGCTGGCCACAACGGCCCGGTCACGCTGAACATCACGGCCCCGGCCGGCAAGATGCTGAGCGAGGCCGACATCACCAAGCTGCTCGATGAGCGCGAAGCCGCCCGCGTTGCCGCCGCGACCAAGCTGGCCACCGACAAGGCCGCCAAGGTCAAGCTGTTCAGCGACGCGATCGCCGCCGCCGCAGGCCTGTCCGAAGACACCCGCAAGACGCTGGGCGAGAACGTCGACGGCCTGATCACCGGCGACATGACCGATGCGCAGGTGACCGCGCTGGCCGCCAACCAGATCGCCCTGGGCAACCAGATCGAGGCCTCGCGCAAGCTGGCCGAGCAGGGTTTCCCGATCCGCTCCGGCGTCACCCACATCACCGTGGACGACGGCAACGCCATCCGCAAGCTGAGCGAGGACGTGCGCAAGGGCTTGCAGCAGACCAACGAGGCGTTCAACGGCAAGCTGGTGTTCGCCGAGCCGGACAAGCAGAGCCCGTTCGTGAAGCGCATGCTGGCCGAGTTCGACCGCGAACATGCCCAGCAGCTGCATCAGGAAGCCAAGATGCTGGCGGGTGGCCCGGTGAACACCGGCGACATGAACATCCCCGCCAGCGTGCAGCGCGCGGTGATCGAGCAGGTCTACCAGCGGCTGGACGTGCTGCAGCTGGTGAACGCCGCCGTGGACCCGACCACCGGTCCGACCCACTCGGTGCCGTACGAGACCCGCGACACCAGCGCCGTGCGCAATGGCGGCATCGTGTACGAGGGCCAGCCGATCCACCGCGCCGGCATCGCTCAGGCGATGGACTACGCCTACATCGAGCCGCGCAAGCTGGCGATGGAGCTGACCAACGAGGCGGCGTACTTCAGCCGCAACAGCTCGATCATCAACTTCGACGCCTGGGCCCGCAACATCGTCAGCAACGCGCAGGTGATGCGCGAGCTGGTGGCCGCGGCCATCGCCAACCGCATGCTGCGCGACAGCGACAGCTTCAGCGTGGTGGACGTGGCCGCCGGCACTGCCGTCACCGCGTACAGCGGTGCCACCAACGGCTACAAGGTGGCGAACTTCCCGGTAGTACGGCCGTACCAGGCGCGCGACCTGAAGGGCAACGCCGTGGGCAGCGCCGAGCAGCCGGTGTCGATCAAGGATGGCGCCACCGCACTGGTGGAGTTCGACGGCAGCGGCACGCAGTCGGCCGGCAAGTACTACCGCTGGCTGAGCTACAACCTGGGCACGTTCCAGATCGTGGACCAGACCGGCGCCCCCAGCGCACCGGCCGGCACCGTCACCGCCGGCTACAGCTACACCACCAACGTGCTGAAGGTGGACACCGACATCGCCGCCGGAAGCACCTACGAAAAGCAGATGAACAAGCTGCTGCAGGCGGTGGGTGCGCGCAAGGCCACGATGAGCCAGCAGCGCTATGTGCAGCCGGACTTCTTCCTGGCCAGCGACGTGCTCACCAACATGATCACGGATGCGGAGCAGTTCACCGAGGCGAACTCCCGCGCGGACAGCAGCATCACCGCGCAGGGCACGCTGCAGCCGGTGAAGGGCATCCCGGGCTGGGCCACGGACGCCCCCGGCATCGACCTGGGCGACGAGCGCATGCTGCTCGGCCAGCGCGCGAACTTCTTCTACACGATCGCCAAGACGTTCCAGACCGGCGTGCCGTATGAGTTGTTCGACAGCAACGGCCTGGCACTGGGCAAGAAGGGCGCGTACGGCGAGGAGTACAGCTCGCTGCACATCCCGAAGCCGCTGCGTGGCCGCTTCACGTCGATCCTGGCGTACAGCTTCACCAACGCCCGCGGTACCTGATAGCCGCCGGGAAGGAAGGGCGCGTCCGCAAGGGCGCCCCTTCCGCCTTTCCCCCAGACAAGGGCTGAACCATGGACAAGATCCCCGTCACCAACCACGGCACCGACAACCTGCACGTCGGCGGCGCCGTGATCCGCCCCGGCGAGACGCTGCACGTGCCGGCCCACCTGGTGCCGCCCGGCATGGGCGAGCTCAGCGCGCAGGCGAACGACGAGCCGCCGGAAGACCCCGTGCTGGCCCTGCATGCCGCCAAGGCCGCCGACGTGGTGGCCGCACTGCCCACGCTGGACATCGACTCGCTGCACCAGCTCGAAGCGCTGGAAGCCTCGGCGAACAAGCCGCGCAAAAGCGTGCTGGAGGCGATCACCGCCGAGCACCTGCGCCGCGCCAGCGAGGGCGCCCAGTAAGCCATGGCGCTCAGCCTTGCCAGCCTGCTGCCCGACTACAAGGCCGCGTTGCATGACGCGGCCAGCGTGTTCAAGGGCACGCCGGCCGGCGCCGACCCCGCGACCCAGCCGGCCGACCCGGATGCCGACTTCAAGCGGCACCTGGGCATTGCCGCGCGCGCGATCGGCATCGACGGCAAGCGCAGCTGCACGCGGCTTGGCGCGCTCNCCCTGGTGGCCGGGCAGAGCCTGTACACCGACGTGCCCGAGGACCTGCTGACCCCCAAGGCCAGCGACTGGGGCATTGGCGCGGTACCGGTGTGGCAGCAGCCCGCCGGCGCGCTGCCGGTGGTGCGGCTGAGCGACCAGGACGGCGCCCCCGTGCTGGTGCTGACCCCGGCGCCCAGCGCCGCGCAGATCAGCACCTTCGGCGCGGACTACCGCTACTACTNCCTCGCCACGCCGGTGCTCACCGACAGCGGCAGCACGCTGCGCGACGGCGACCGCGACCTGGTGATACTGCGCGCCATGGTGGAAGCGGCGCGCGAGCTGGTGAACCGCAACCTGCACAAGCCCATCGCGCTCAGCCCCGGCAGCGGCAGCTACCCCAGCAACCAGACGCCGGCGAGCTGGCACGCCATGCTGCTGGCCGAATACAAGGCGGCCGCATGATGGCCGGCACGTTCAATCTGGTGCATGACACCGAGAAGGTCGGCCGTGCGCTGGCGCTGGCGCCGGATGCGGCGGTGGACGCGATCGACCAGGCGCTGGGCCGCGGCGGCATCGAGCTGTCGCGCACCATGCGCACCGAGGCGCCGAAGTACCGCAGCGAGCTGACCAACAGCATCGGCTACGAGCGCGTGGGCCTGCTGCTGCACATGGTGCGCGCCCGCGGCAAGCAGTACGGCGCCTACGTCAACGACGGCACCGGCGAAGGCGGCCTGGTGCCGTTCCCCGAGATCCTCAACTGGATCCAGAAGAAGGGCATCNCCCCGCGCAAGCCCGGCCTTACACAGCGCGGCCTGGCATGGCTGATCCGCCACGACATCGTGAAGCACGGCATCAAGCCAAATCCGTTCGCCGACCGCAGCCTGGAGGCCATGCTGCCGCGGCTGGACGAGCTGATCGAGCAGGCCGCCGACAAGGCGCTGGCCACGGTGGCGCGGGCATGAGCACCAAGTCCGCCCGCATCGACTACCTGGCCGCCGCGCTGTCCGCGCAGTTCCCGGCGCGTAGCGTGACGCGCACGTTCCGCATGCACACCGAGCGGCCGGACAGCGAGCTGGAACCCGGCCTGTTCACCGTGCTGGGCAATGGCGTGGCCGACTACCCCTACGAGCACAGCGACTACGGCCCGGGCCTGGATGCGCCGGCGCAGACCGAGCTGGGCGCGCTGCGGCTGATCGTGACCGGCCAGATCAAGCTGGCCGAGGGCACCGAAGGCGCCCAGGTGGAGGCCGCCGAGTTCGACATGCTGGCCGACCTGGAAGCGTTCGCCAACGCAGCCATCGGCGACGACAAGCTGGTGACACTGCGTCTGCTGAATGCGCGGCAGAGCGCCCAGCTCGATGCGCCTTACGGCTGGATCCACACCGAGTGGCTGCTGCCACTGCTGGAGGAATGAAATGGCCCGCGCGAAGACGCCCCGCCTTCCCGATCCCGCGCCCGCTGCGGTGGACGAAACCGCCGTTGCGGTTGACGCCGAGCCCGTTCCCGTTGACACCGCACCGGCCGCGCCCGTGCACACCCGCGACCGCGACCCCGCCGACCGCGAAGCCTGGAAGCGCGAGCGCGCCCGGCAACTCGGTCACCACCGCTGAACCCTGACCCAACCCGCGCCACGGCCACGCGCCCGGCCTACGGAGAACCACGATGAGCAAGATCTACTCCCGCAAAAAGACCCTGCTGGCGGCGGTGGAAACCACCTACGGCGTGCCGGCCGCCCTCGACGGCGCGGTGAACGCGATCCAGACCAGCCAGCTCACGATCAGCCCGCTGGAAGGCGACGCGATCGAGCTCAACCTGGACAAGCCCACCTACGGCGCCAACCTTGGCACCCTGGTGGGCAAGCATGTGCTGTGCACGTTCCGCGTGCCGGTGGCCGGCAGCGGCACCGCCGGCACCGCGCCCGCCTGGGGCGTGCTGATGAAGGGCTGCGGCCACAAAGAGGAGCTGCTGGCCGATGACGCCGGCCCGCCCGTGGTGGTGGCCAGCGCCGTGTACACGCCGGTCGATTCGGACATGGACTCGCTGACCTTCAAGTTCCTGCAGGACAAGACCCTGCATACCATCACCGGCGCCCGCGGCAGCCTGAAGCTGGTGAGCGCGAAGCGCGACTACGCCTGGTTCGAGTTCAGCTTCATGGGCCTGTACAACGCCCCCACCAACCTCGGCACCAGCCTGGGCGCGGTGTACTCGAGCTGGAAGAAGCCGGTGCCGTTCCGCGCCAGCACGGTGGACTGCACGCTGTTCGGTCAGTTGGTGGGCCTGCACAGCCTGAACCTGGACTTCGGCCAGAAGGTGGAGTTCTACGAGCACTCCGAAGAGGAGTCGATCCAGATCACCGACCGCCGGGCCACCTTCGACAGCAGCTTCGAAGAGACCGACATCCCTACCCACGACTTCTTCGCCGACGTGAACAGCGAAGCCGCCGGCGCACTGCTCTACAAGCACGGCACCGTGGCCGGCAACATCGTGGAGATCAACGCCGCCAACAGCCAGGCGCAGAGCGTGAAGCGCGCCGACGAGCAGGGCGTGAGCGCCCTGCAGGTGACCGGCCCGCTGGGCGCCATCGCCCCCGACCCGGACTACACCATCGTCGCCCGGTAACCCACCCCACAGCCCCGCACCGGCGCATGGCCGGTGCGGGGTTCCACCACCACGCCGACATCGAGGCACGCATGCTTACCACCGACACCACCAGCGACACCTTCACCCGCACCGTAAAGGTGCGCTTTGCCACCGAAAGCGGTGGCTTCCGCGAGGGCGACTTCAAGGCCAGCTTCCGCCGCATCACCAAGGAGCGGTTGGACGAGTTCCTGGACGACGAAGCCGGCTACACCCAGAGCGAAGTGCTGGACGAAGTGCTGACCGGCGTCAGCGGCATCGGCCAGAAAGGCGAGGACGGCAAGATCGAGGAGCTGCCGCCCGCCGACCAACTGAAATGGGTTCGCAACAGCATCGAGTGCTGCAACGCGGCGTTCCGTGATTTTTTCGAGGCTATGCGTCAGGACAATGGCGCCGAGAAAACCTCGAAGAAGCGGCGCTGACCTGGCTGGCCCTGCGGCGCAGCAACGGCCCGCAGGACCACGACACCGAGCTGGATTCCATGGCCGACGAACTGTCGGCCATGGGCGTGCCTGATGTCGACGACTGGGCCGACCAGCAGCGGGAGGATGACGACCCCGACGACACCGTGACGGTGTGGCCCGAGAACGCCGCCGCCTTCGGCGTATTCATCCGTTGCGCCTGGCAGTACGCCAGCCTGCCGGACGGCCGGCTGCTGCCCACCGGCATCGCTGCCGGCGAGATCCGCGACGCGGCCGAGCTGATGGGCGTGCCGCGCGAGGCGTGGCCGCAGCTGCTGGACGACGTGCGGCTGATGGTGGGCGCGGTGTTGCCGGAGTTGCAGCGGTTGTAGGATGTTGCGACTGCCACAGGGAGGAACAGGGGATGGCGCTGATCAAGTGCAGCGAGTGCGGACAGCAGATGAGTTCCAGCGCGAAGGTGTGCCCGCATTGCGGGAAACAGCGCCCTTCGGCCGCCAGGACGGGATGCGCATGGATCGTCGTGCTGTTCGGCGCCTTCATCATCTGGGCGATCTGGAAGGGCGGAAGCGAGACATCAGGGGCCGCGCCAACCACACCGCCCGCGGTGGCATCGCAGGCACATCCAGAGCCTGAAAACCATGACGACTCCGTGCTTCGGAGCTGGCTGTATCGGGCGACAACCGACGACATGACCGGCAAACCGGTGCAGGTCGCCAGGGTAGAAAGCCAGAACNCCGTCGATTTCTCTTTCCCCTATGCCGGTGACCAGCACGCGACCCTGATGGTGCGCAAGCATCCTCGCTATGGCAGCGATGTTGTCTTCTCAATCGAACGCGGCCAGTTCGGCTGCAGCATCGACGGATGCCAATTGCTAGTGCGTTTCGATGATGGGGCTCCAGAGCGTTATACCGCCAGCGAACCCAGCGACCGCAGTACGACCAGCGTGTTCATCGTTCAGCACTCACGGTTCTACCAGCGAATGCTTGCCGCCAAGACGGTGAGGATCGAGACCACCTTTTTCCAGCAAGGTAACCAGGTGTTCACCTTTGACGTGCACGGATTCGATGAGAAGCAATTCGCGCGTGGCGGTTGACTAGAAATCCTTGCTCAGCAGCGCGAACTGCTCTGGCGTCAGCTCATCTTTGAATACCGGCTGCATGTATCCGTAGCAGCGGCGCCCGGCCCTGCATGGAAGCGGGCTGACGGCCAGGGCTGCCTTGAGGGATGTGATCCGTGGAACATGCTTGCAACCGTCGCTCTCGCAAGCGGGTGATCGGGCTGTGATGATTCCGGCGATCTCTTCGCAATCGGAAAGCCCAACGAGCATCCATCTCTGATTTTCAGCTATCTCCGCCATGCTTCTTGCCATGCAAGCCGGGCATTCGTCATGGGAAGAAGCCATGTAGATGGAATGGCACCTTGAACATTCGGTGATGGCGGTTGGCCGTGGCATGGGAAATACATTAGCGCAATACAATGACGCAGTTGACCACAGACATATGCCGGCAGTAGGCTCCGCCTCAAGGNGCTCAACACACTGACAACGAGCGTCATCCGCGAGCGTCATCGCGGATTTTTTGCGACTATGGTTCCCCCATGGTCGGGTAGCGCGCAGCCATACAAGACCCCGGTGACGGGGGAAAACTGCGGGCCGTCTCGTTGCGGTGTTGAAGTACCCGGCCGCCCCCTCAACAGGGGCTACTTCAACGACAACGAGGAAATCCNCCATGGCCACCGCCACGCAAGACTGCACCGCGACCACTTCCATGCCGATTCAGCAGATGGAAGAGGACCTGCACCGCTTCAACAGCGCGCTCGACTACCTGGAAACCCACGGCGATGACGATGCCTTTGGCGCGGTGAGCCTGATGCGGCCGTTCGCCACGTCGCTGGAAAACCGGCTGCAGGACCTGCGCTCCGCGCTGGCCGGCTGACGAGCATGCTTTCCCGTTGACCCACCACTGATCGCGGCACACGGTCTGGGCATGCTCCCCATCGTGTGCCGCGACCATGGCTGACTCGAAGCGCCGAGAAATCACCATTGTTCTGACCGGCGACGCCAAGGGCCTGACAGGCACGGTGGCGGTGATCAAGCAGCAGATGAAGGATCTCGGTGGATCCTTCGATGTGGTCAGCGACAAGGCCAAGGGCGCCGGCAAAGCCATCGATAGCGCCGCGAAGGACGCGGAGAAATCGGCGGTCAGTGCCGGGAAGGCCATCGGCCTGGCGGTTGGCGCCACGGNTGCGGGATTCGCCGCATTGGTGAAGCGCCAGCTGGATGTCGCCGACTCCACTGGGAAGATGGCGCAGCGCTTCGGCGTGAGCACCGAGTTCATCAGTTCGATGGGCTATGCCGCGAAGTCCAGCGGCGCCGATCTGCAGGTGTTGGACACCAGCCTGCAGGCGCTGGCGGACAGCCAAACCAAGGCTGCCGCCGGCCAGAAGCAATACGCCGCAGCATTCGCTGCGCTGAACGTTCCGGTGAAGGATGCCAGCGGCAATCTGCGATCGCTGGCTGACATGCTGCCGGACTTGGCCGACCGCTTCCGCCGCGTGCAGGACGGACCAAACAAAGCCGCCCTGGCGGTGAAGCTGTTCGGAAGCGAAGGCGCCAAGCTGATACCCATGCTCAACCAGGGCAAGGAAGGTCTGGCGGCCATGGCCGCCGAGGCCGAAAAGCTTGGCCTGATGATCGATCAGAACACGGCGGCGCAGGCCACCGAACTGAACGACCGCCTGGCACGCATGAAGAATCTGGCCGCAGGCGCCGCCAACACGTTCCTGAAGGAGCTGCTCCCATCGTTGCTGGATGTCGGCTCCGGCATGGGCGACGCGAATGAGCAGGCCGATCGAATGAACGGCATCGCCACGGTGTTGGCGAATGCCATGAAGGGCCTGGCCGTGGCCATCGATGCCGTGGTGGTGGCGGTTAAGGCGATCGCCACCGCCGTGGCGGCTGCAGTGGAATATCTCGCCGCCGGCCTCACCACGATCAACAAGAACACCACGGCTTTCTTCACCGCGGCGAAAACCGCGATGGCCCAGAGCCTGCATTTCGACGTGAAAGGCGTCGTGGATACCTGGTCCACGGCCTTCGACACCATGGCGTCCAATACAGCGTCGGGCTTTGCCCGCATGAAGTCGAACACCGGGCTATTCGTGGGCGACATCAAGGATCTGTGGTCCGAGCTGAAGACGTTCACCGACAAGATGTTCCCCAGCGAACTGGCCAAGGCCAATGCCGCGGTGGATGCGCAAACCAAGGCGCTCGCGGACCAGGTGACGGCTGGCGCCCATAAGCTCGGCCTCTTCCAAGGAGATATCAATCCCGGAACCGATTGGGCCGCACGTATCGGCAAGATGCGTGAGGCCGCCAAGGCGGCGCTCCCCGACCTGACCAGCCTGGCCAATATGGTCGATAAGCTGAAGGGGGAAGCCGGATCGCCATACGACAAGGCCGATGCTGCCTACATCGACAGCATCCGCGATCTGGCGAAGAAGGCCGGCGACGAAATCACCAAGGCCCAGGACGCGGTGAAAAAAGGCCATATGAGCGTGGCCGATGCCGCGGCGGTCGAGGCATCCGCGCAGAAGCTCGTTGCCGAAGGCATCACCGCGGCGAGCGCTGCTCGCGATGATGAGTACACGAAGATCAAGCGCCAGTTGGACGTATCCGGTCGACTGATCGAGCAATTGCAACAGGAAGCCTGGCTATCAACGTTGAGCGATCGCGACCAGGCGATTGCACGGGCAGGTCTGGAGTATGAACAGGATGCCCGCACCCAGAACCTGAAGCTGACTAGGGATCAGTTGGAAGCGGAGAAGCAGCGCGTGGAAGCTGCGGCCGGAGCTTCGTTCGACATGAAGCAAATGGCCGATGAGCAGCGCCAGATCGCGCAGGAATATGCCGGTTTCTGGGAGAACGCCGCCGGCAGCATCAGCAAGGCGTTTGGCGACCTGATCACCGGCCAGACGAAGAGCTGGAAGGATTTCGGCAAGTCTCTGAAGTCGATCGCGCGGCAGTTCGTGAGCGACCTGATCAGCCAGTTCGTGCGCCTGCGGATACTCGGCCCATTGCTGTCCGGAGCCATGGGCTCCATCGCTGGCTGGCTCGGCGTCACTGGCAGCCTTGCTGGAAGCAGCCTGTCGCTGTCATCCAACTACTACGGCAACGGCGGCACGATCGGCACGACGGCTGGCGCGGTCGGTGGCAATGCGGGTGGCGGCGGTTCGCAAGGCTATATGGGCTTCGTGCAGCAAGGCCTACAGGGATACAAGGCCTACCAGTGGGCTAGCACCGGCGGCCTGTGGGGCGGCGCCGGAACGTCCTCGCTGTCCGCACAGGCTGGCAGCAACGCGCTCGGCATCAACCTGCCGAACGGACAGATCGCTTATGCCGGAAGCAATGGCATCATGGTGCCTGGCGGCTACTCGCCACTGGGTGGATCCTTCGGCCTTGGCGGCTACGCGGCGCCGTGGGCCAGCGCTGGCGGCGGCCTGCTTGGTGCCTATTACGGGTACAACCATGCCGGCGGCGGCATCGGTGGTCTCTTCGGCGCTGCTGGATACGGCGCGCTAGGCGCTGGGCTGGCTGGTACGGCGGCCGGTGTGGCTGGTGGTGCATCGCTCGGAACGGCGGCAGGTGGCGCGTTCGGCGCAGCCGCGGGCGCCAGCTGGATTCCTGTAGCGGGTTGGAGCCTCGCCGCGCTTGGAGCCATTGACGCGCTCACCGGCGGCGGCCTGTTCGGCACCGGGTACAAGCCAACTGGCTCGGATACCTTCCTGCAGATCGGCGCGGGCGGCGCGAGCGCCAGCAGCACCGTGTACGAGAGCGGCAAGAAGGCGCTGTTCGGCGGCACCAAGCACCGAAGCGAACAGGTGGCGCCGACGCAGGACATGATCGACGCCGCTAACGCGCTGTACGACAGCGTTGAGAAGGTGCTGGTTCAGGGNGCGCAGAAGCTTGGCGTTGCCGTGCCTGAGATGATCTCGGCATCGCTGCAGTCGCACTACGACGTCAAGAGCAAAGCCACGACCTACATGGTCAATTACCTTGGCCAGACGTGGAAGGAAGCCACGGCTGATGCCGCCGCGCAGCGCATCGGCGCCGAGGCGCTTCTGTCGGTGATCGCGGCCAGCGCTGGCGATGTGGCCAACAAGATCGCCAAGCAGTGGCAGTCGAACGTGGATACGTTGGCCGATGGCGTCGCCGCCATGCTGGCTGCCCAGCAGGACATCCTGCATGGCAATAGCCTCGTGGCGCTGGGAAGTCAGGCAACGCTGGCGCAGGTAATCGCGTTTACCCAGAGCCTGCAGGCCGATGGCGAAAAGCTGGCGGATACCTACAACCGGCTGATGCAGGCCAGCCAGGCCTATGTGCAGTTCGTCGGCCAGTTCGCACCGGTCAGCACCGGCTTTGGCGCCTCGTTGGAGGCCATCGCCAAGCAGATGCAGGCGAACATCGACCAGGCGAACGACCTGGCGCGCGCGGCGGGCATGCAGGGCGCGGCGGAGCAGGACCTGGTGAACATCCACCAGTTCGCCGCCAAGCAGGCGGCCGACGCGATCGCCCAACTCAGCAGCGCCGCGCAAGACCTCGCCGCGAAGCTCTACAACGTCACCGGCACCAGCCTGCAGGCGGTACAGGCGCAGCTCGATGCGATGCAGTCCAAGACCCAGAGCGCGCTGCAGCTCGCCATCGGCGACAAGTCGCCGCTGAGCGGCAAGGAAAAGCTGGACCTCGCCCTGCAGGGCCTGCGCAGTGGCCTCACCAGCGCCGACGATGTGCTGGGCCTGGGCCGCCAGCTCTACGCCAGCAGCGCGGACTACACCGGCCTGTACAACAAGGTGCAGGACATCCTTGGCCTGTCCGGCACAGGCGGCCAACTGAGCGTGCAGGACGCCATCAAGCAGTATGCCGACCTCGCTGGCCAGCGCGACCAGCTGCAGGCGCAGGCCAACGCCACGGCGCGCTTCGCCGATGCGAAGACGCTGGCGCAGTACGTGGCGGACATCAGCACCACGCACGGCATCGACTACAACGAAGCGGCCAAGGGGCTCGGCTTCAACCTCGGCGACCTCGCCAAAGACCTCGGCATCACGAACATCGCCGGCTACCTCGACAGCCTGAAGCTGCAGGACGTGCCCGGCAGCGTGCTCGACGCCAGCGGCAGCATCGTCGATGCGATCCAGAAGCTGGGCCGCGACCTGATCGCCACCATCACCGGCGCCCCGATCACCACGGCCACCGGCGTCTCGGCCAACAACAACACGTCCAGCGCCGAACAGCTGGCGCTGCTCAAGAGCATCGACCAGCGGCTTGCTGCCATCGAAGGCAGCAGCAGCAGCACGGCGAACACGAACAAGACCATGGCCGCCGCCAGCACGCGGCAGGCGCTGGATCAGCTTGCGCTCACCGGCCGGGGCATCACCGCATGAACCGACGCATCGTGCTGGTGGACATCGGCGAGGGCCTCTCACTCTCCGGCATCCTGCCCAGCGTGGCCCTGCACGGCAGCTATAGCGCGAAGCTTGTCGCGCGTGGCGGCTCGGCGCCGTACAGCTTCACCACCGGCAGCCTGCTGCCGGACGGCCTCACGCTCGACCGCGCCACCGGCATCTTCTCCGCATCGGACGTAGCAACACCGGGCACGTTCGGCATCGTCGTTACCGTGATGGATATCGGTGGATCCACGGCCACGCGCACGTTTGTCCTGCAGGTGATCGCGCAGCCACTGGTCGCCACCGGACATGCGCCGGACGGCTCTGTTGGCACGGCCTACAGCTACACCTACGCTGCCAACGGCGGCACTCCGCCATATACATGGTCAATCGTCGGAGGAGCACTTCAGAGTGGGCTATCGTTCGACCAGGCAGCCGGCAAGATCAGTGGCGTGCCTACTGCAGGNGGGGAAGCAAATTGGACAGTGCGCGTTAGTGACGCAGGAGAGCAGATATTCGACCTTGCTGATGGCGCTACCTTTGCCGCCCCTGCGCTTAATCTGTCCGGAACCTATCCTAGCGGTAACGTTGGATCAGCCTATAGCGCTGATCTCACCATAACCGGTGGCGTCGCTCCGTACAATAATCCTCGTGTGACAAGCGGAACGCTTCCGGACGGCCTTTCGCTGAGCGTTGTCGGTGACAAGCTGCGTCTCAGCGGCACACCTACGACCGTAGCATCGTCAAGTTTCACCGCGGCAGTTGATTCAAGCGATGGGCAAACGGCTACGAGTGCGCAGAATGTGTCGGTCAGTGCTGTGACGGCTAATTATTTCGATCCGGCGAAGAAAGGCGTGTCTTTCGTTCTTTCGAATTCGAACAAAACAGCGAGTGTGACGACACCGGCTACCTCTTGGGAGTCTGCCTTTGGTGTTGACGGAAGTTCCGATGGTTATTTCGAGGTTTTGATCGTCGATGCAGCCACATACATGTTCGTCGGCGTAGGCAATGCCTCTGCGCAAACAAATAGCTTTGTTGGATCAAACGCAAACGGATGGGGTTACTCTAATAATCTTGTGTTCTATAACTCGGGGACCAGTAAGCCAGCATTGAATTCATGGGATGTCGGCGATGTCATCGGCTGTTGTGTCAAGGACGGAAATATATGGNGGTCGTATAATGGAAACTGGATCAACGGCGACCCATCAACGAATGCATCGCCGACATATACAGGCTTGAGTGGAGTGCTATACCCGATTGTTTCTGGGTCAAATTCTTCATCTTTTAGCAAAACAACGACACTTCGCGAGCTTGCCTCCGAGTTCAGTTACCCGATCCCTGCTGGGAGTCATGCATGGGCACATTAATGCATGCAATATTTACATCGACTATCGGAGCGGCGCTTGAACTGGAGCAATCCGGCACTGTGCTAACTGTCACCGCCGTTGCCGACATCAACCGCTCCGCGCTGGCCATCCAGCCACAGGCATCCGGTCGCTGGTACGCCGAATTTCTGGTATACGGCAAGGGCGACCTGCTCGCTAGCCTTGGCATCGCGCAGGCCGGCGCCTCTCTCGCAACCTACGTCGGCGGCGACGCGCTCGGCTACGGCTACCGCCTGGCCGATGGCGCAATCCATCACGGTGGCGCCAGCGTGGCCACGGTAACGGCGGCGGCGAAGGGCGACATTGTGGGCGTGATGCTCGACCTCACGACGACCATGCCAACGGTCACCTGGACGCGCAACGGCCTGCCGGTCAACACGCAGACACTGGACAGCACCGGCCCGTGGATGCTCGCCGCCAGCCTCGGCGGCAGTGAGGCCTACGGGTTGCGCTGTTTCCTCAATGCCGGACAGCGAGCGTTCGAGTATGCGCCTGATGGAACGGATGGATGGTTCGAGCCTTCGCCGTCCATCCGCGGCCTCAAGCTGGCGAACGAGGACTGGCTGAGCGACCCGACCGACGAGGTGCCGAACGCGCGCTACAGCGGACTGCTGGCTGGCGACAACAACGAACTGCGCGCGGTACGCTCGCTGGACTTCTGGCCATGGCAGCGTGGCATCAAGTCCGGGGCCATGGTGCTGACGGTGCTGGACGCCGACAACGCCTTCGCCGAAGTGCTGGCCCGCGACGCCCGCGNCCTCCCGGTGCGCATCGGCCAGGTCAACCGCGGCCAGACCTATGCCGATCGGGTGAACCTGTTCAGCGCGGTGATCGACAATGTGTCCGCCGTCGATGACCTGCAGGTGCAGCTGACCTGCCGTGATCCGCTGGCGCTGTTGGACGTGCCGCTGCAGCGCTGGCTGATCCGTCCGGATGCGGACCCGGCCAGCGCCAACCAGCCGCGGCCGATCCTGCTCGGCGCCTGCCGCAACGTGCCCTGCGTGTTGCTGGATGCCACCACTTATACCTACGCCGTGGCCGACGCGCCGGTGCTCGGCATCGGCTTCGGCCGTGATCGTGGCTATCCCTACGACCCCGCGGCGCTGCCGCCGGACTTCACCCTGGCGCCGGGCAAGCTCAACATCGTGCTGCACGCGCAGCCGCAGGGCGTGATGACCATAGATGCCAGCAGTGTGGGCGGCCAGCAGCTGCCGACACCGACCGACGACATCCTGGACGGCGCCGGCGCGCCATTCACGGGAGATGACGGGCAGCCGCCGACCGGATGGGATGACGTGGGTGGCGACGTGGCGGAGGCCACGCCTGTCATGAATTCTGGCGCATTGGAGTTCCCGCTGGTGCAGGTGGCGCCGACCATCTATGCGCGCGTGCCGGTCTATACCAGCGCAGCAGTGGGAAGCATCGCGCTGGAGCTGGACTGGATCGACGACGCCGGCAATGTCGTCGGCTCGATGACCTCGGTGCCGGTCACTGGCACGCATGCGTGGGACTACATCGATCTGATAGATACCGCGCCGGCCAATGCCGTCACCGCCCGGCTGCGTGCGCCGACGAACAACCACACCGGAGGCATCATCCGCGTGGGCACGCTGGAGGCGTACTACGTACGCTACGGCGACCACGATGCCATCGGCCTCACAAACCCCTCGTTCGAAGACGACATGACCGGCTGGTCATCGTCATCGCCGGACTGGGTGATCGGTTCGGAAAAAGCGTGGGCCGGAACGAAGTGCGTCAAGTACAACGGATCGGCTGGAAGCCGCCTTCGCAATGCCGGCGTGGCGCCGGTGACACCGGGACAGCGCATCTCCGCCAACTGCCGCATTTCGCTGGATACCCGAGACGGTGGTCAGATGCCCTACGGTGCGCTGCGCATCACCTGGCTGGATGCCAGCGACCACGAAATCCTCCCCGGTGCACGCAGCGCATCGATAGCGAAGGGCGACAAGGGCAATTTCGATCTGTGCACGGTCACCGGCACCGCGCCGGCCGGCGCCGTGTATGCGGTGATCGAGCTGGAAAGCGGCAATGGCAACGGCAACCGCAATGGCGCGCTATTCGACGACGTGAAGTGGGATTTCGTGCTGGAGCCGACCGGCGGCGAGCGCACGTTGATCGACCTCGGCGATTTCACCATGGCCGACCGCTGGACGCTGGGCGATCACTGGTCGCTGCAGCCGGCTGGCCCGAACGGACCCAGCGGCGCGGCTTACGCCGAGCATGCGCCAGGTCCGCCCGGCGAGAGCACGGCCATCGTGGCGGTGCGTGCGGCCAACGTGCGCCAGGCGGTGAGCTATCTCGGCTGGGCGGGCATTTCGGCGGTGAAGGTAGGTGCGGGCAAGTCCTATAGGGTGGCGATTACCATCGACTCGCTGCCAGACGACGGATTCACCTACATCGCGCTCGCCACCGGCAAGACCATCGACAGCGCGCTAGCTAGCTGGAACAAGGCCGGCACCTACTCGGTGACCATCACGAACACCGATGGTGTCGAGCATCCGCTCTACCTGCTCAGCATCCCGCTCTCCGCCGGCGGCAGCATCGTGCCGGTGCCTCCCACGGTGAGCAGCGTGCAGGTGATGTCCTACGACGACACCTACACCCCGGATCCGCGCGACACCACGCCGGCCACGCTGCAGGCGATCAAGCTGGCCGACTACCTGCACGAGGTGCTGGACGTGCGCGGCGCGCAGGCCGGCGTGATCTGGTCGCAGGACGACGCCATAGCGATCGACACGGCCACCGGCTATGCCGGCCTGGGTGTCTACCTGGATGGCGGCGAGACGATCGCGCAGGCGCTGGATATGGCGCTGGCCAGCTACACCGCCTGCAAATGGGCGGACGGCAGCGGCAAGCTGCGGTTCTCGCGCCTGCTCGAACCGGCCAGCGTGGAGCCGGCCGGCACGATCGACATCAACGCCATGTCCGGCGACCTGGTGCCGGCGCTGGATACTGCTCCTGGCCTCACTACCCAGATGGGCGTGCGCCGTAACTGGGCCAGCCTCAGCGACGGCGACCTGGTCGAGGCCAGCCTCAACTTCCCGCTGGCTGTGCGCCAGTCGATGTTGCGCGACTATCAGCAGGTGGCCAGCACCGCCCAGCCGCTGGCCGGTGCCTATCGCCACGCGCTCTATGCCGCGCCCGTGGCCAGCTGCTTTGACCAGCAGGCCGACGGTCAGGCCGAGATCGATCGCGTGGCCGCACTGTACGCCGTACCGCGCTGGTTCTATGCCGTCACCGTGGAACTGGAGGCGCTGCCTGGCCTCGACCTCGGCCAGGTCTGGACGCTCGAATATCCGAAGTACGGCCTCGCCGTCGGCAAGCCGGTGATGGTGATCGACTTCGAGCCGGACCTGCTCGCCAACACTGCCAACATCATCCTGTGGGGCTGACGCCATGCTGATCTCCTACAACCGCCCCCCTGACATCGCCTGGAGCCTGATCGGCGCCGGCGCTGCCTGGCTCAGTGATGACGCCGGCGCCGCGCTCATCAATGGGCGCCCGGCTGCCGCGAGCCGCCTGCAATGGCTCAGCGGCGCCCAGACCACGGCCAGCGTGCTCACCCTGCGCGGCTCATGGGGCACGGCCATTGCGCCGCGCGTGGTGGGCCTGGTGGGCCTGACGCTGCCGGCGGGCACGCTGATCCGCCTCGCCTTCCGCCGTCCGGCCGATGCCGGCTATACCTACCTGGCTGATGTGCCGCAGCAGCGCATAGTGCAGTTGCCCGACGGCTCACGCTGCGCCTGGTTCGTGCTCGATGACGGGCTGGACCCGGTGATCGGCGTGGAGTACCGCATCGTCAACGATGTGTATGGCTCGGCCAGCATCGCCGCGGGCGCGGTGGTGGACATCGGCGAGGCGTGGGNGGGACCGACCGTGGAGATCCCGCACACTTCGGACTGGAAGGATCTGGACAACGATCCGAGCACCACGCGACGAAGCAAGGGCAGCCAGCCATTCACTGCCGAGGTGCGCGGCTATCGCACGCTGCAGGTGCCGTTTGCGCTTGCGAAGCGCGATGCGGTACGCGGCGGCGGCCTGGCGAATGGCGCGGACTGGCAGCTGGTGCGCGCGGCGATCCGCGCCGGCAACAGGCTGGTGGCAGTGCCGCGGTTCGACACGGCGGCGGAGATCCAGCGCACGGCAGTATTCGGCGTGGCGCGGTTCGATGCGATCGGGCATATGCAGGGCCCGGATTACCTCGGCGGCATCACCGTGGACGAAGCGCCGGCTACGGCGGCCGCGTAGCGCATGCTTTCCCGTTGACCTGCAGGGCCGCCGCGCACACGGTCGGCCCATGGACCAGACCGCCCTTTTCCAGCGCGCCACGGGCTGTACCGCATCGATCGCGGCGGCGTGGGCGCCCCCGATGTTCGACGCCATGGCGGAATGGCACATCGACACGCCGGACGACCAGGCGGCCTTTCTCGCGCAGTGCGGGCATGAGTCGATGGGCTTCCGCTATTCGGCCGAGCTGTGGGGACCGACGCCCGCTCAGGTGCGCTACGAGCGTAATTTCGATGCGGCATGGCCGCCGACGTCCGCCGATAACCGCAACCGCAAGGCGTACGAGCTCGGCAACGATCAGCAGGGCGATGGGCGTCGATTCCGCGGGCATGGCCCGATCCAGCTGACGGGCAAGGCCAACCACCGCGCCGCCGGCATTGCGCTAGGTCTCGATCTGGTGGCCCACCCCGAGCTGCTGGATTCGATCGATATCGGCTGCGCCATGTCGGCCTGGTGGNGGCATACGCATGGCCTGAGCGCGCTGGCCAATGCAGGAGAATTCGACCGCATCACGTGCGCGATCAACCTGGGTTCGCCCAACGCGGATATCGGCAAGGCCAACGGCGTCGACGATCGGCGCCGGCGCTGGGCCGTGGCCAAAGCCGCGCTGGTGCCGGAATGAGCATCCGCCATGCATGGGGCCGATGACATGGATCAGCCGCCCAGCAACTACACCTGGTTGCAGATGGTGCTGTTTCCGGCGCTCGCCTCGATCGGCGGCGCGCTCGGCCACGTGCTGCGCACGCTGGATGCCGGCAAGCACGTCTCGCTGTGGCGAACGCTGCTGGAATCATTGGCCGCGGGATTCGTGGGCTGCCTGGTGATGTTGCTGTGCCAGGCGCTGGGCACGTCGCCGCAGATCACGGGCGTGGTGGTGGGGGTATGCGGCTGGCTTGGTGCGACGGTATCGATCCGCATGCTGGAAAAGTGGGTGCGGAAGTGGATGGGCATTGCAGGAGATCCCGGCGATGGCACCGCAACCTGAGATCGGCAAGAAACACCACCTGCTGCACGTCGGCTATGGGCTGATCGTGGCGGTGCTGGTGCTGATGGCGTTGGCGATCAACAGCGAGATCGATCGCTATCGAATCCATAAGACGGCGGTATNCCTCGACTCGCGCGTGACCCAGCAGGAACGGGAGAACGCACGCCATAACGAGAAGCTGCAGTTGCAGGAGCAGAAGAGCTCCAGCCAGGACAAGAAGCTGAAGCAGCAACGGGAGCGGATCCTCCGCCAGGAGCGCGCGATCAACCGGCTCGACCGCCTTCGCAGGATGGATGCCCATGCGCTGCTTGGACTGCATAACGAGCTGGCCGGCCGCCGCGTGCGCGATGCCCAGGTGAAGCAACGCCTGGACCAGTTGGAGAAGAACAACGCCACCGCGCGATCCGTCATCAACACCACGCCCACTGGGGACCACCCATGACTCGCCTGTACCTGTACGCCGCGATCGCGCTGGTGATGGCCCTGCTGATCGCCGGGGCCGTGATCGAACGCGCCCACTACGGCGCGACCCGCTACGCGGCCGGCGAGATGGCAGGCCGCGATGCCGTGCTGGCGGACGATGCGCGCGCCGCGGCGCAGTTGCAGCAGCAGCGCGCCCAGCTTGACCAGTTCAGCGCCGTCGCCGGCACGGCGCTGCATTCCTTCCTCGGCAAGCAATTGCCGGCCATCGAGGCACAGAGCCATGCATCCGTGGAAAGCATCCGCACGATCTACCGCGACCGTCCTGTGCCTGCTGATCAGTGTGCTCGCCCTGCAGGCGTGCAAGCAGAGCTCGACCAGGCCGTCGACGCCGCCAACGCCGCAGCCGCCTCCGACGTTCACCTGTGACCTCACGCCGCCGGCGCCGCTACTGACGCACGTGCCGCCGCTTCTGAGCGCCGCCAGCCTGCCGGCGGTGGATGCGTGGATCCGCGTGGCCATCGCGAAGTACACCGCCCTGGTGACCACCCAGCGCGCCGAGCACGCCTGCAGCGCTGAACTGCGCGCCAAGGGCGTCATCCGCTAGGTCAGCCTCCCCCGCGCCGCACGCGCGAAGGCTTGCGACCCTGCGCTGCGCTTTTCTACTGCGGCATCTCATATCGCCAGCGCGGTCAGCACGACATGACGGCGGCTGCAGGGCAGTTCTGCGCACTCAGCTACCGCGAGTGCGCCAGAACCGCGCGTACGCCGCCATGCGCACTGCTGGCACCACTTCCTGCCATCGCCAGCCGGCGCCCACTTCGGCGCCACGCCGCGCTGCCCGTTGTTTCCCCCGCGCCCCCAACGAGTGGAAACCGGGCCGCGCGCAGCTAGAAGGGAAGCGGGGGCAGCACCACGAGCCGTGTGATAGGCTTCGGCTATTGGCGTAAGCTATTGATTCTCTAAGAGCAACCAATCCACGATTCGCGACTTCAATTCCACGGTTTGCGATGGAAGTTCCACGGTTTGCTCCATTCCTTCCACTTGCGTTTCGCTACGTCACACCTCTTTTATCTCTCTCATGTCATTGAATAGAAAGAAGAAGAAAGGGCAGGCAGGAAGGAAGGCCGGCTCCACGGGTTGAAACAACCGTTTGAAATCGGGTTCCACGGTTTCCACGGAAGATGAACGGAAAACGTGGAACGGCGTGGGACCGTAACTGATTGACTAAATGGAAGTTGCAGCACACGGTCATATCAGTTCCACGGAAACCGGTGTGCGATGCCTGTCCCCCCCGCCGAGCTCGACCATTACAACGCCCTGGTGAACGATTGGCTGATCTGGCTGCAGTTCAACAAGGGCCGTTCGCCGAAGACGATCGACCTGTACCAGTCAGTCCTTGAACGCCTGGCGAAGTGGTGCATCGAGCCGCCGCCTGCCGAACATCTGCGCTGCGGCACGTCTGACCTGCTGGCCATGACCCTGGCGGATCTGGAGCGCTTCAGCGGCATGGTGTGCCACAGCCAGGGCATCGGCGCGCGCTCGCGCCGCGTATTTGTGTCGGCCGTGCGCGGCTTCTATGCCTGGGCGCATGCGCAGGGCAAGCTGCCGGTGAACGTCGCTGAGCACCTGCCCTATCCGAAGGCGGGGCGCCCGTTGCCGCGAGCGATCACGCTGAGCAATGCCGACTTGCTGCTACGCCAGCCCGACCTGGCCACGTTTCTCGGCCTGCGCGATACAGCCATCATGGCCGTGCTGATGGGCCTCGGCCTGCGCATCAGCGGCATTTGCGCGCTGAACGAGTCGGCGATGATCTGGACCGAGTTCGAAGGCCGAGAGGATCTGGTGATCCGCGTCGTGGAGAAGGGCTCGAAGGAGCGCCACATGCCGGCGCCACGCGAGGNGGCGCTGCTGTTGCGTGCCTACCTTGGCCACCCCGAGCTGGCCGAGATCGACCGGACGCTGGAGGATGGCGATCGCGTGCTGTTCGTGACGGTGGCCAATCACATGGTGCCGGCGTGCGATTACCGCGGCGAGGCGCGGCGCATCAGCGAATATGCCGTGCGTGACCTGCTGGCCAAGCATGGCGCTGCCGCGAAGATCCCAGCAGACCAGCTCAACCCGCACGCGCTGCGACACCTCTATGGCACCGAGCTGGCTGAGGAAGACGCCAGCCTCTTCGCCAACCAGGCACTGATGGGGCATAACGATCCGAAGAGTACGGAGATCTACGCACACCTGGCGATGCGCAAGCTGCGACGCACCGTCGACAAGGCCAACCCGCTGGGCAAGCTGCGAACGCCGGTGCTGGAGGATCTGCGCCGCATCGACGCCGCAGAGCGCCATCCACGCGTTCCTCGCACCCATACTGGGCCTGATAAATGAAAGACGCCGGGGCAGTTCCAGACCTTACCGTGAGATATGGCGGGGCCTGCGCAGTTGTTACTAGCTCGTTAAGAGAGCGGGCTAAGTGCACTGGTCGTGTTAACTGCGCACTCCCGTATAAGGCGCAGTTCGTGGTGGATGTAGACCGGGCAAATCCAGCAACCACGCCCAGCGCCACGCCGCCTCATTCGACAAAGACGCAGCTCGCAGCGCGGACCCGCTACTGCATAGTAGTAAGGGGGCAAGCATGAGCCGCTCCGGCACGGCACCCGGGGGGTCGGCAGCCTTGCCCCGCGCCCCAGCTCGCGGGGGTGGGTACCAGGATGTCTGCACGAAAAACGGGGCGCGCCTTGGCGCGTCGGCGCCGACGCCGCCCGCGGATCCACGGCTTGCCGAATTGCGGCGCATCGGGCTGCCGCAGCCGTGGCCGCGGGTGGCCGCCATCATCGGCTTCGATGCCTTCATGGCGCTGTGGCATGCGCTGGCCACCGTCGATGCAGCGGGCACTCGCGATCGCATCGTGCTTCCGAAGCTGTCGACGTACATGCGATACCAGCGGAACCAACTGATGCGCTCGCTTGCCGCCGAAGGCCTGGACCTGGAACAAATCCGCCAGCACCTCACCTCTATCACCAGTGACGTGCCGAGCACGTCTCACATTCGCCGCATCCTCGACGAAGCCTAGACTGCCAGCATGGCCGAAAAAGAGATCACCAGCGTCAACTACGCCCGCGTCAGCGACCGCAAGCAATCGGAGCAGGACGTCTCCATACCCACCCAGATCGAGGTCGGCGAGCGTCGCGCCGCGGAGCTCGGCGCGCGCGTGCTGCGCGTGTTCACCGACGATGCAAAGAGCGCCTGGCGGGAAAAGAACCGGCCAGCCTTTGATGCCGCGATCGACATGGCCTGCGCGATGGAGGCCACCTACTTCATCTGCTGGGATTCAGCCCGCTTCGCCCGCAACAAATACGAGGCCATGGTGAACAAGCGCCTGCTGGACGACGCGGGCGTGCAACTGGTCTACATCTCGTCGCCGATCGACCGCGCCACCGACATGGGCTGGGCGATGGATGGCGTGATGGAGATCTTCAATGANCTGCAGAGCCGCAGGATCAGCGCCGATACACGCCGATCAATGATGCGCAATGCCAGGCTGGGCTACTGGGTTGGCGGCCGTGCACCATTCGGCTATATATCGCTGCCCGCGCCGGACAATCCGAAGCGTCGCAAGCTGGTGCCAGTGCCGGCAGAGGTCGACCTGGTGCGCGAGATCTTCGCCATGCGCGCCCACGGCCAGGGCGCCTTCCAGATAGCCGCCTGGCTCAACAGCCGCGGCATCCTGCGCCGCGGTGCCAAATGGTCAAAGCAGACCGTGATCAACGAACTGCGCAATGAGGTCATGATCGGGAACATTGTCTTCGGCCGCCGCGGAAGGAACTCACGCGGTGTGCGCGACCGAAACAACTGGATCGTGGTGCCCAGCCATGAAGCCATCATCGAGCGGCCGCTGTGGGACCAGGTGCAGGCCCTGATGGATGAAGCCGCGGACATCACCAAGGCCGACGGCTCGCCGAAGTCTACCCATGCATTCACGGGCATCCTGCGCTGCGGGAAATGCGGCTCCAGCATGCAGATCGAGACCAGCCGCGGCCGCGGCGGAAAGCTGTACTTCTACTACCGCTGCCGACGATCGATGCAGAACCGGGAGTGCGATCCGCGCCGCATCCGGGCTGACCTGGTCGACGACTGGCTGTCGAACGTCATCCTGAAGCGCGTGCTGTCGCGCCGAAACGTCGCCAGCATCGTTGAGCTGATGGAGGCCGAGGCCGGAAATTGGGCTGCCGAACATCGCAAGCGGCGTGCCGCGGTGCTGGCCACCATCGGCCGCCTGCAGGAGGCCAACGACAAGCTCTATTCGGTGTTGGAGCTCTACGGAAAGGATGCCCCCAACCTGGGCGACATGACCACCAGGCTGCGCCAGAACAATGCGAAGCAGAAGGATGCCGAGGCGGCCCTGGCGGCCATCGATGCCGAGCGGCCGCCGGCCAGCAGCATGACCAGCGTCGAAATCGACGAGCTCACGGGATTCCTGCACAACCTGGTCAAGGATGATCAGAACGCGGCGCGGACCCGATCGTTCTATAACAGCTTCGTCGACAGCATCACGCTGGACGGGGAAGAGCTGCTAGTCAGCTACAACCCGAATCGCTTGCTGGCACCACCGAAAGAGGTGGTGCGCAGTAAGCGGAAATGGCGCCC